AACATCTTTATTCCAAACACGATAGACACATTTGTCTTCATCTTCGTATTCTTTAATCTTAAGCATTGTCATTTCATAACGACCATTACGTTGTCTTTCCCATTCCCAATCGACAACATTTTCTGGTGTAATGATTGAAAGATATGGTCTAATACCTTCTGCTAATTCTTCTGCTAATGTATTGGCGTCACTTACTGGTTTATCTAAAATCAAAAGGACGTGTCCGTAGATGTTTGAAAGAGTAGTAGCGTCACGCATTACGGCGTTGAAACTTCTCCCCTCTAGGTCAGCATCTTTTATAAACAGTGTTAACGCCGGATTCTCACTTATACTACCAAATACTCTGTCTGGTGTTTCGCGCCAGATGAAACTGGAATAAGTATCAACAACATTTCTACAATGATTGTCTAATGGAGTTGTCATTAAACGTTTATGATATTCGTTCTGTCCACCTTGTTCTTCTTGTAGATACTTTCGTAGATATTGACCACTTTGATAATCTTTGCCACCGTAATAACTGTTATAGTAATACTGCCAACGGTATACATTCTCTTTGTATAAATTGTGTTTGTTTGTTATTTCATCATAATTCATGTTCTGTTCCTTACATATGTGTGAAACGAGATGGTCTCGCTGATTCTCTTACTTTCTTCTTAATAGGAGAAAGATGCGATACCAAATAACCTAGGGCATCGTTTTGGTGGTCAAATCCACCATCTTTATCTGGAACCGCTGTTCCATCTTTATACACTTGACGTTCTAAACATCTCATTGAGTTTGTGCATTTAGGGTCAATACTAAATCGAATTGTTCCATCTGCACTCTCTAATAGACTATTTACATTATTAACCCTGTCTCTGACTGGGTCGTGTTTTCTTTTTGCTTCTACATTAAAATATTTCTGTAGAATAGTTATATCTGTTCTACCATTCGCTGAAGTCTTTCTCTGGGATCCTGCCGGGTCGGGGGATACTGTAATCATTGCTGAATTGTATCTATTCATAATCTCTTGACACATTTCCTCTGTGTTTGAGCCATACATTGCTATTTCATCGAACTGATGCAATGTTCCATCGATGATTTGACAGATTGATGCACTCATCGGGTCGATGTTAAAGTCCATTCCAATATATATTCTACCATTCTCATCAAATTCTTTTGTCTTCATATGCTTTTCTCTGCTAAAGTTATAATAGATAACTCCAGAAAAGTTCTGAAACAAAGCCATATATTCCTGTTGGAATTGTCTTTGGTCCATATCTTCTTTTGCACGTTCAATTTCTTCTTCTGTAACATTACCACCATCTATCGTAGTAAACTGCCAAGACTGCCAATCTTTATCGCCTCTTTGACCGTAATCGTATAAGTCTTTGAAATGATTGAATCCACGGGGTGTGCCACAAAACAACGCAGAACCCGGAGGTGTCTGTGAAGATAATGTTGGTCTTAATGTTACTTCCCACGCTTCTCTTTTCATATCTGCATATTCATCCATTACTAAAAAATCTACACCTGCTCCTCTTAAAGTATCATATCTATCTGAGCCTTTAAGGCTAATCTTACTATTGTTAACCAAACGAATTGATAATTCATTTTGGTTAATCTTTTTTACCCATCCCAAGTCTGTCATCTTTTTACAAAGTTCTTCCCAAACAATGTTCTTTGCTTGTGAGTAAGTAGGCGCTATATACCAAATAGTCTTATTCGGGAATCTAGCAAATTTTGCCATCTCTCGAATAGCAAACCAAGTTTTTCCGCACCGCCTACCTGCTACAAATACTCTAAACCTCGCATCGCTTTTTGCGATTTCTTTCTGTGCCTTATTCAGTGGCATCTAAGTCATCTGTCCAAGGCAAAATCTTATTCGTGTCTTCATCGGTAGGAGTATCTGACATTCCTAACCAATTTTTGGAGAGCCAAATCAGCATCGTGGGATTCCCAGTCATTGCTGTTTCTAGCATCTTCCTTCTCACTGACATCTTACCGTGTGCTTTTCCTCTTGCTACAATATCAGCAAAACGATTGCGAATTGTGTCAGGATGACAGCCCATAATATCGGCTATTTCTTTAACTGAGCAATGTATAGTTGCCAGTTTTTCTACCATCTCAACGTCAATCTTCTTCTTCGGTCGTCCGTTCTTTTTCTTTTCTTCTTCACTCATCGAGTTTCTCCCGTTTATACCCTCTGGTAGAGGTTAATTTACATCCAATAGTTTGCGACTGCTGAAGCAACGATTAACATCATTATGCCCCATAGTCTTAAGTCTACCTTTTCTATTTTCTTATCAATCTTCTTAATATCTTCTTCAATATGAGCAAGATGATTGGTCTTTATTTCGTTAATATCTTTCTTAATTAATAAGATATCAACACTGTTCTGTTGAACTTTTATTTCAGTATCATTTGCTTCAATCATAACTACCTTTTTAGTTTCATTTCCGAGTCTATTAATCATCATATTATCCTAACTCCACCCATGCACTACCATTGTAACCCATGAATTTCGAAGTTGTAGAATTGAAAAGCATATCTCCTGCGGCTCCAGTCAATGCGTTTTGTTCTGATGTTGTGTTTGATGCTAGATTAACAACTTTCTTAAAGTCAACTTTTCCTTCGCTTAACTCAATAAGACTTGTTGTCGTGTCAGCCCCTTGATTTCTTAATTGAATCTTAGCACTTGGTGTTCCTGTTTGAGCATTGCCACTTGGTGTATTGTTTGTAAGATACAATCCACTTAGTTGAGTTGAACCACTACCTCTTAAAGTATTGGTTACACGCAATTCATTTGTTGCTTGAGTGAAGTTCTTGTTAACTGTTAAAGCATTCAATCCACCAAGCATGCCGCCACCAGCAGTTCTTTCTTCAGTCGTAAGAGTATATTCGCCGTGGTAGTCTGTTATCGTGGCACTACCTGCTGAACCACCTGTTGAAACACCTGTCATTTTACATAAGTTAGCGGCTATCTGATGTTGAGTTCCTGCTTGGTCTCTAAGCGAAAACTCAAAGTTTAATCCGTTACCATTCAAGTCGCCATTTGAACCAGAGTGGTCAAAGTTTAACTTTTTAATTATGTCAATTGGTGTTGCCGGTGCATTAATATCTGTTACATTCAGTTCACCAATTAACTTTAATCCGTCAGCGCCCATACTTATTAATTGATTGTAGGATTGTCCGAACTTACCAATCTTTACACCACTATCGCCACCCAAGAAAATCATAGGAGAGTTAGCCCATACATAACCACTGCCTTGTCTTGCTTTTAATTCTATGTATTGATTGGTGTCTGTTGCCTCTAATTTTGCGTATGCTTGACCATATGCAACTCCATCACCAATTTCAAGTTTATCAACATTGAAGGTACCTGTTCCATTCGTTGTGACTGCGATATCTTCATTTGTTGTTGAGGTTGTAATAGCCGCGGTGTCTATATTACCGTGAACATTACCAGTTACATTACCAATTACAGGACCAGTTAAGTTACCAGTTATGTTAAGTGCTTCTGATTGATAACCAAATCCACTAATAGTTGTTGCGGCTCCTGCGGCATTTGTGACTTTAACACCTGATGCGGCACCAAAATAAATGTTAGGTGACTTTACTAAGAAATAAGCAGTGCCACCGTCTGCTTCCATCATTAAGTTTTGACCTGATCCAGTTGCTTTAAGTTTACCAAAGTCTTCACCAAATTGAGTATAATTCGTAAATTCAAGGTCACCAACTTTAACTGTTCCAGTTAAGTCTAATGTGCTTTCGCCTTCTACAGCCGATATTGCATTAGCAGAAGTAAAAACTGTGTCTGTATCTGTGTAATTACCAGCGTGTATGTTAGTAGAACCTTGGTCTGTTGTCCAATCAATATGTTCATTTGCAACGAAACCACTCAATGTATCGTGATTTAAGTTACCAATAGCAGTGTTTAATGTTGCATCACCAGAATCCATTAACGTTTTAATTTCAACTAATGTATCAAATGCCGCTGAAGCACCTGATGTTAATACGCCTACAGCCGCATCTGCGTATGTGTTTGCTTCTGTTTTTGCTGTTGCTATTAATGCCGATGTTTCCGCAGTAGTATTATGTCCTGCAACATCTACTGTGCCAAAAGCACCAATAGTTAAATTACCTGCTGTTGTAGTAATTGACGATTCATCAATCTTGACTGCACCTGCAATTGGACCAAAATATACATCTGCGGAATTTAAGTGAACATAACCTGTTCCATTTGTTCTTAACTCTAAATTTTGATTTGAACCTGTATTGTTAAGTAAAGTTGCTTCTAGTTCTAATGCACCAACATGTAAGTCAGGTGCTTCTAATGTGCCACGAGCGTTAATTGTTCCTGATGCTCCTGATGGTCCTAAGTTAACTGTTGTATCGTTGAATGTTGTCGTATTGCCACGAGAAGCCATATTGATAACACCTGCACTGCCAGATGTTCCACCAGCAAAGAAATCCATCGTCTGACCTGTGTCACTAGTAAAATTGATTGTGTCTGTGTCATCTGAACCTAATACTTTATGTCCGTCAATATACAGTGAACCCGGTCCAATGAATACCTCTTTCCATTCTTTAGTTGCTGAACCTAATGACCTTGTGTTATCTGCGTCTGGTATAATATTACCAGATACTGTTT